TGGCGATCGGCAAACGCGTGCGCGCCGTTGACCGCCAGCTTAAGCGTGCCGGCGGCGAACTGCAGCAGGTAGTCCTCCACAATGTCCGAGATTGAGTCGAGCCGGAACTTGGCCAGCGCGGTGCCTGAGGTGCTCGCAGAGTAAAGCACGAGCCAGCGAGTCAGGCCCCACGCATCGCCGGTCGCCTGAGGGAATGCCACCGTGCCCGAGTTGCTGCATTGGCGCAGGCCGCTGCCGTTGGTGGCAGGGTTGCTCCAGCTTGCCGACTCGGTGCGAGCGTAGCTGCCAGCAGCCGGCTCAATCACGTTGTCGAAGGCGTCGGAGGGCTCAAACACCACCGCCTCGTTGTCCGCGTGGTCATAGCCCAGATCCGCAGCGGCGCCTGCCGCGTCAAGCAGCTCAACGGTGTAGGGCCCCGAGCCGGTGACCTCACCAGCGTAAAACGTCTCTTCATTCGCGCCGCCGGGGTTGATGGTGATCTCGGCGCCCTCAATGATCTCGTCATCCACGTCAATGGTGGTGTCGTCGGTGTCGGCGGAAGCGGCGAGGTTGGTGTGCACGTGCACCGCCAGATAGAGACCGGCCGGCTGACTCCATGCGTCGCCTTTAAGCAGGTGCTTGGTCGCGGCGAGTTCGATGGCGTCTGAAAGGTCGCGGGCCATGGTTCAATCCTTCGTTGAAATCTGCACTTCCGGGGTCCAGGGGTCGGGGGTCCTTGGGGTGATCAAGCGGCGTGCGTGACGTTGAGCGTGGCGGTGTAGTCGCCGCGTCGGCCGCTCAGGGTTGGCGGGCCGATCCGGAGCGTGACGGTTTCGGCGGAGGCGTCGGTCAGCGTCACCGTGAACGTCCCGTCCGTGTGGCTCTTAAGCACCAGGTCCTTGTTGCTGGTCATGGTTTCGACGGCCGTGGTGTTCGCGCCTGCGGCGATGGTGGCGTTGGTGGCCGTGGCGTACGCGCCGGAGTTGCAGATCCGTACGCGCAGGTAGTCGGTCGTCTTGATCTGCTGGCCGGCGGCGTCCACCAGTGTGATGGTCACCGTCGAAGCGCCGCTGGTGGTGCCTTGCGTGGTGAGCGAGAGCACATACCGCACCTGGTCGTGTGACGAGCTGAGCACTTGAGCCCCGCGGTAGTCCACAATCGTGCTGATGGCGCTGCCGGCCACGGTGACGGCAGCAACCTTGACGTGCTCCGTCGCGGGCCAGCCATCGGCGATCGACGCCGCGCCCAGCGCCAGCGCACCGCTGTTGACGTAGGCGTAGACCAAGGCGGTGTCGCCGTTGTAGCTGCTCAAGCTGATCGCCCCGCCGGCATAAATGTAGACCGAGCCGGCGATCGGGACCTGGCCGCAGGCCGTGACGCGCACCGTGGTGGCCGCCGCGTCGTCCGCCATGCACGCCAGGCCCAGCGATGCGTTGTCCAGGTGGTAAAATGCGCTCGCCGCGGGCACGAGATAGTTCTCGGTGTTCGGCGTGATCACCAGGGCCCCGGACTTCGCCAGCCGAGTGCCGGCCAGGGCGACGATCTGTGCGACGGTGAGGTCTTTGACGGCCATTTCGAACGCTCCTCAATCGAGGTTGGGCGACTGCGTAAAGGTCAGGCGAACTTCCAGATCGTTCACGGTGGCGACGGCGCGCAGGTCGCGGGTGCCCTTGGGCGGATCGCTGATCGACACGACGGTCTCGAGCACGGTGCTCACGTTGCCGGCGAGATCCCGAAGCTTGACGCCGACCGGCAGCGTGGTGCACACGTCGGTGGGCCGGTAGACGTGGTCGATGACCAGGCGAGGCACCATGGAGCCGCCCCAGGCACCCTGCCCCCACTCGCCGGCTCCCCAGCCCCACGTCAGCGGCCCCAGCCCCCACTGCCCTTGCCCCCACCGCCCCGCGCCCCAGCCGCCCTTGGTCTGCCCGCCGTTGGGCCAGGGCTCGACCACCTGCACGACCGTGCCGCCCGCCGGCGTCGAGCTGGCCAGGTCGGCGGCACCCTCGCTGCCAAGGACCAGCAGCAGGCGATCGCTCGCCTGCCACGACGTCTTGCGCCCGATGCGAAAACGGAGCGTTGCCATTACAGGTCCGCTCCCTTCTGGGCGTACGGCCCGGCGTCGTCCAACGTGAGCACGATGGCCTGGGCGAGGCCGATCTGCTCGGTGACGCTGACCACCTGCGGGTAGATGGCCTGGTCGCCAGCACCGACGCCGAACGAGTAGGCGCGGCCCCGCACGCCCTGGATCAGGTCGCCAAGGCGCCAGCGGTCGAACACCATCTGCCAGGTGGTGACCGAGGCCGACAGCACGCCCATCGACACCACGTCGCGCTGTCGCTCGGCGACGTCGCGGACCGTCGTGGCCGTCACGGCGCCGACGCTGTTGATGGTGGGCAGCTTGGTCCACACGCCGTTGCCCAGCACGTGATCCGGCGACGCCCATCGCTCCTCGATGTCCACCGGCAGCAACTGCGCCGTGTAGTAGCGAGAGCCGCACGTCGCCTGCCGGCGTGCATCGAACCGAGCCGCGTGATCTGCTTCGACGCCAGCCGTCAGCGTGAATCGAAGCTGCTGGGACTTGATCAACGCCCACCAGGACCTGGCCACCGGCGGTGCCTCGCCCGTGCCAAACGTCGCGTTGTTGATCGACGCCAGGTTGCGGACATTGTTGAACACGATCCCGAACCCGTCGTTGAGCACCGAAAACTTGACGGTGCAGAGCTGCCACGTGGCGCCCCCGTCCTCGCTCACATCGAGTCGGTACTCTTGGCCGATCGACCGAGCAGCCGGATGCTTCAACGGCAACGCGAGCCGCGGGCGCTTCATCCAGAACATTTCCGGCGGGACGACGCCGTTGCTGTTGCGCTCGAGGTAGACGGCGTTGTAGTCCAGGCCCGTCAGCGCGTTGAGCCCCATCTCCGCGGCGAAGTCGAAGCCCAGGGGATCGTGGGCGTACGGCCCGCTCGTGTAGCCCACAAAGCCCGACGCGTGGGCAAGCCCCCAGGCGCGGCCGACGTGGCCCCAACGATCGAACAGCACGCCGCCCTGCACGTGCTTGGCGTGATAGGTGCTGGCGCTGGCGAGCTTGGCCTCAGTGACCTTTTGCAGTTCGCCGCTGATCGCCGCGGAGTGCATGTCGCTCTCAGCCCACAGCGGCTTGATCGCCCAGGTGTGCTCGATCACCACGCGGCCGACGCCGTAGACCTCGGTCGCCAACTCGCCGCGGTCTACGATGCCGGTGATTTTGTTGACGGTGTTGTTGGCCAGGGTCGTTTCGACATCGGCGTCGGTGGCGTCGCTGCCCCGCTTGGCCAAATCCACCCACTTGGGCACGCCCTGGTTGCGCTGCCAGATGCGGAGCTGATACGGCCGCCAGTTGGCTGCCTCCGCCTCGCTGGCCGTCTCGTCCAGGTTGGTGGCCGGATCATCCGTCGCCAGCGGAGCGCTCAGCTCACACGCCCACAGCCAGTTGGCCGCGCGGCAGATCGCATCGATTGCCGCCAGCACGCCCAGGCCGTGCACGTTGACCTCAGGCAACTGCCGATCGCCGGCGGCGTGCGAGTCCGCACTGAGCAGCGCCAGCGTCTCGGGCGCGAGCATCACGACGCGCGGCTTCACGTCCGGCTGCTCGTCAGCGAGGTGGCTGCCGTACAGCCAGCGGATCACCAGCGACGCCAGGGCCTGCCGAAACGTCCAGTACTGGCCGGCAGGGTCCGAGTCGTGCGTGAACACGAACGCCCGCAGATCGGCGACGCTCTCCATGTACCCGCCCGAGGGAATCGCCGGCTTGATCTGCTGATACGGGTTGCGATTGGGCTTGCCCCGGAAATTGAATACCGCCGGCAGGGTCATCGACTCGATCACGCGGCTGGCAAAGGTCTCGTGCGCGACCCATCGGCCGTACACGAGGTGCTCCGTCTGGCGGTTCATGACCGTGGGCGTCCCGTGGGCCAGCAGTGTGACCTGCTCGCCGCTCACCGGGTCCACCTGGAACTGGTGACGGCGCAGCACGCCTTCGAACCGCAGCTTGCCCTTGGGCGGATCGGTGGGCTCCTGTTGCACGAGCGGATCGTTCGGCGGAAACACTTCGACGCGGACCTGGTCGTCCGTGCTGAACGCCTTCATGGCTTCTTCGAACGCGACGGTGGTGTCGTCGATCGACGGCGCGACGAACGCGAACTGAGCGGACGAGCCGCGCAGGCCGATGGCGTTGACGATCGAGTCGCAGCGAAGCCGAGGCTCGACCAGCCAGCCGTCCTGCTCGCCGTTGAGCAGCTGAGCGCCATCGGCCAGCGGACGTCGATAGACGATCTGCTGGACCTGCGCGACCACGGGTTTGCTCAGTTGCTCGGCCATGCGATTTACGCGCCCTCCTCTTCTTCCGGGGGCAGCGGCACGAGCTGCATCCAGGTCCACACGCACAGCCTGCGAAACGCAAGCGTCCCGTCAGCTGCCTCTTCGCTAGGCTGGCAGGGCTCAACAGGACCAACCGCGCGGAAATCTTCGAGCTTGCACGGGTCGAACACGATGCCGTGGATCGTGACTTTGCTGGTCTCCGCGCGGTTGCGACGCTGGTCCCATTCGACGATTTTGCGAAGCAAGGCGCCGTTGGCGGCGGTGTAGGTCGCGCCCTCAGCCATCAAGTAGCCGGTGACCTGCATCGCCCCTGGCTTCTCGGCGCCGACCGTGACGAAGCGCTTGGCAATGCCGGGATGGTCGTTGACCTCGATCGTGCTCGGGGCCGGCGACGGCTGGTGGCGCCAGTCGATGCGATCGTTCACCGCGACGTCGTCAACGAGGTACTCCATCAGTCAAGCCTCCCCGTCGGCGCCGTGAGGCGAGGCTCGCCGTTGACGTACATGTTGGTGACGTTGACTACAGTCGGGGTCGTGGGCGACGCATTGCCGGCGGCCCCGGAGTTCTGCAGGATTCGCGATCGGTTGCGCGCATCATCGTCCGTGACATTCCCCGGGAACAGATAGTTGGGCAAGTTGCCGACATCCGCGGCAAACTTGTAGACGCCGGGCAGATCAGCGGTTTCGGCTTCCTGCTGTGCCAGCACTTCACCCCGTCGCGCGGCAATGCTTCCTGGCGACTCCCGCTGGCTTTGCACCAGCAGTTCCCGAGTGTTCTGCCGCTCCTGGGCCCGAGCATAGGGATTCGCCAGGATGCGTTTGACCTGATCTTCGGCCGCGTTGGGATCGGCGAGCTCGGCCATCGCCTGCTGGTCCGCTCCGGCGGCGACCGCGCGAAGGAGAGGATCGACCAGGCGAGCCGACGCGGCGCCACCAAGTATCTTGTCCGCCTGAGCCTGAGTGATCTGGCCCGACGCAACAGCCTGTCGAATGGCCTGCAGGCTTTGAATGACGGTCTGGCCATCCTGAACCCCGGCGGCCTGAAGCTCAGGCGTCAACGCTCCGGTGTCATCGCGAGCGTTGAGATTGTCCAGCAGCGTGGGCAACTGGCGGCTGACCTTGTTGGGGTCAAGCCCGAACCGCCGCGCCGAGTAGATCGCTGCCAGCAAAGGCTCGCCGCCGCGAGTGCCGCTCCGCTCAACGATGTCCCGAAGTCCCTGAGCGTCGAATCCCCCGTTGAGCAGCACTGCCGCACGATCGACCGCCTGTCCTTCACTGAGGCCAAGGTTGGCCATCATGCTCTGCACGGTGGCAAACCCTTCGCGCCCACCGACGCCGGTCCCGCGCTGGAGCAGTGCGAGATTCGCAGCCGACTTCATGATCTCGGGACTGGACATGTCAGGCCGCACGTCGGTCATCGCCGAAACCGCCTCGAGCAACTGACCTCGCCCCGCGACGTTAAAGCCCGACTCCGCGGAGATCGCAGTGACGCCGGCAAAAATGTCAGCAGCCTTGGCACCGCCAATGTTCGCCGACAACGGCCGCGTGTCCTCGCCGACCTTTTCAACAGCCGCGGACGCGGCCCGCGCGGCCCGCTCGATGTCCTTGAACACCTGCACGACCGTGCCCCCCACGGCGCCCAGCGCGGTCAGGCGAGCGATCAAGCCCAACACGTTCTCGCCCAGTGCGGCGATCGCTTTGTCCTTCAGCGATGCACCCTCGGCGCCGTCACGAAGCGTTCGATCGCTCTTCTTGCCGGCTTCCTCGGCCGCCTTCTCAGTCGAAGTCTGCAAAGCCAGCGTGCGCTGCAGGCGTGAGATTTCACGCTCGCGGCCTTCAGCGGCGGTGATCGCTTCTTCGTCTGCCGGCATCCCGCCACGGACCGAGAGAATGAACAGGTCTTGCTGGCGGGTGAGCTCGCTGAGCTTGGCCTTCAGGTCGACCACCGCATCAGCCTGACGACCCGTTGCGTCAGCGGCGACGCCAGCCTGATTGGCCGCGTCCTGCCCGACCTGCGTCGCCGCTCGCTGAGCATCGGCCGCCTCGCGCACGCGACGGGTCATCTCCGCCTGGATGTTGACCTCGCGTCCCAGCTCGTCGGTGATCCGGCGGATCTGATCTTCGCGGGCCTCGGCGAGCGCCACCTCAGACTGGTCAACGGCGGCGCCGTCCCGAATGCTTTGCAGGTAATCGTCCTGGGCACGCACCAATTCTTCGAGGCGTGTGCGCAGGTCCTGCTTGGAGGCCGACTGTTGTGCCGCCGCCCTCGCAGCGAGTTCGCCGGCCTCTTGCGCGGCAAGCCCGAACTCCTTCTCCGCGCGGACGGCGTCCAACACAGGCTTGCTCGCCTGGTCGTCGGCCGTGATCCGGATTTTGACTTCTTCAGCCATGGGCGATCACAGAATCATTAGGGATCGGAGAAGGCGGCGGCCAGAGCCTTGCCGCTCAGCGAGAAACTGCCCAGGTTGTCGCGACGAGCGGACATGCTGGACCGCTCGTACGACACGTCTGTGAGCGTGACGATCTTGTCGGCGCCTTCGCCGGCGTTCCGGACCCTGACCGTCGCGTCGCCTTCCGCCTGGGCCAGCAGCGTCAGCAGCGTGGACAGCGAGCGAGACGTAATCTGCACGGTGACGGGGCCTTCGTTGGTGCCTGCGCGCTCGAACTTCGAGGGCACCTCTTCGCCTTCTTTGCGGATGCCGATGAGCGGGCCGCGAATCTTCGCAATCTCCAGCGTCTCGATGCCGGGGTACGAGTCGGCGCCGTGCGCGTAGGCTTTGACGTCAAATACTTGGACTTCGGGTTGCTCGGCCATGGCGTGATCTCCTTGCGCAGCTCAGGTGCTGCTGATGTTGCGGATGTACGTGATCCTCCAGCCACAGCTGATGTAGCCGGTGATTTGTGCGGCGTCGGGATCGGGCATAATGCCCGGCTCCTGCTCGACCATGCTCAACACGGTGGCGTTCAAGTCGCTCTCGGCCAGCGCCTCCATCTTGGCGTGCACCTGGTCGTAGAACTCCGAAAGCTGCATCAACTGGCTCTCGGCCTTCGAGCGATCGATGCCGATGAACGCGCCGACGATGACGATCAACTCCCGCTCTCGCTTGTTGCCGTCCTTGCGCATGCCGTGGTCGCGATACCAGTGCACGAACACGACAGGGCTCTTCGCCTGCGCCTCGTCCGACGCTGGGCGTCGGATCAGCACGCGATCCGCGTGCATGCCGGAGATCTCCAGCAGGCCCGTGCGGATGGCGATGAGGATGTCGTTGCGGGTGTTGGTAGACGGCATGGTCAAAAGCCCCTGGCGAAGCCAGTGAGCGAATCCTCGAGCAGCGTCGTGAAGCGAGGCGTCATTTCCTGGGCAGTGCGAGCCAGGGCGTCCGTGCCCTTGACGGTCACCTGCTTGAGCAGCATGAAGAGCAGCTTGCCCTTGACGTCGCCCTTCTGGCGGCCGCCCTTCGTCGCCCGCTTGTACGTCCCGCCCGTGCGCAGGAACGCAACCAGGTTGCCGCTACGGCTTTCGAAGATGGACAGCAGGCGCCCGCCGCGCGGACCACGCTGGGCCATGGCCTCACGCGGGCTCATGCGCATGATGCCGGAAGGGCCGAGATTGTCGGCGATCGGCACCCACAGGTATTGGGCGTTCTTGGGCCGGATGGTCGTCTCGCCGGCATCAAGCAGCATGCGGGCGTAGGGCACGCCTTCCCGAATGCCAAAAACGCCGCTGAGCGGCTGATCAAGTTCGCTCATCACGCCCCGCCGCAGATCGCCGCTTCGCACTGCCAAAGGAGTGTTGCCATTGCGAGAGGATCGCCAGTCCCCGCCGGTCAAGTACTCGGTCTTGAGCCGATTCTCGGCTTCCGACAATCCCCGGCGCAGGCCGCCATGAATTGCGTCACTCAAGGCGCGCACGCTGTCCGCGTGCTTGAGCATCACGCGGCGAGACTCAGAAGACAGGCTGATGAGGATTATCGCCATCAGATCAGCCTCCTGATCCAGGGATCGCACGCGGCGATGAGCGACGGGTCCACGTCCTGGTCCCGAGCCAGCCATTGCCCGCCGCTGCCGGCGTCGAGTTGGCGCAGGCCGGCGCGGCGATCGACGTTGCGGCGACGGACAGCCTCCAGCACGATGGCTCGCTGCAAGTCCTCGGGCGGCAGGTGCGCACCATCCGGCACCGACTCAGTGTCCGGGTCAATCCAGCCGGCGGTGTAGATCACCTGGATGGCGTGGTAGCTTTGCGCCCATCCCCCGTCGACGCGGACGATGCATCCCCGCTCGGGCTCGACGACATAGTCGGTGTCCGCGACCAGGGCCGTGACGGCAGCAAACCCACTGGCACTGGTGTAGGCGACGGCATCCTTGACCGACGACACCGACTCGATGGGCAAGCGGTTGACGTACAGCCGCTGAGCACTTCGCAGCGTGGGGTATTCCACGACATCGGCCGCCCGCATAATCCTGCCTGGTCTGCCCATGAGCCGAGCGGCCGTCGCGGTGACCGCCACGAGCAACGCCGTCAACGAGGCTTCAGAGCCCTCCTCGTTCATGTTGGCGAGCTCTTGCAGTTCAGCCAGTTTGGCGAGCTTGTCGGCCATGGCGGATTACTTCCGACTGCGGGGCGCCTTGATCGCGCGGTCGGTCACCTCGCCCGTGAACGGGGCGAACTCGGCAGCGTCGATGCCCGTTGCCTTCGCCTGGTCGGACGTGAACGTCTCCCCAGCCTGCCGGCCCGCGATGTTGCGGCGAAGGGAGAGGATCGAAGGCGCGGCGGGCGTGTTGTTCTGAGTCTCGGCCATCGGAGTTCCTTTCGGTTCGGTTAAGCGGCCATCAGCGGCCGTTCAAAGCCCGCCCCGAGCGGGGCGGGTTGTTGAACGGTCGATGGGATCAGCCGCTGACGACGGCCAACGCGCCCAGGTTGGTCGGGGGCACACCGACGTTCGTGAAGAAGCCAACAGCGGCGAAGTACGTGCCCGCCGCGCCGTTGCCCGCCTTCGCCTGCAACTGCAGGTACCGAGCGTGCGGCTGCTTGAGGTCCACGATCACGACGATCGGCTTGTTATCGTCGTTGGCGCCGGGAACGACGCTGTCCAGCACGTCGAGCAGTTCGGTGGGCGTGCCGGCCAGCGTGGTGGCGTCCGTCTTGGTCTCGCTCTGCATGACCTTGAGCGTGGCCATGTCGGCGTCGATCGAGCCGAAGAGGCCGACAAACACCAGCGACTGGGCGCCGCCGGCAAGCGCGGTGTCGATGACGTAGGACACGAAGTCCGCGTCGTCCTTGATGGCGGCCGGCGAAATGGCCGCAACGAGCTTCATGTGTTCAAAGGGCTGCATAGATCGGGTTCCTTGTCCAAGTTTCGGGTGTAAGGTTCCGGTCGCCTCGGTACACTGGACGCTTCACAACTCCGGTTGCCCGGAGACGCCCGCGAGGCTCTTCCCCTCGCGGGCGTTTTCGTTCGTGGATCAGCCAGCCGCCGGCGTGATCAGGCCCACCACCGGGCCCGGCGTGTCGGCGTCGCCGAGGCTGTGGTTGTTGATGGCGTGACGCGCGGTCGCGAGCACGCCGATCTCCTTGCTGGTGAAGTACGCTTCGCGGCTGGTCTCGACGGTCAGCTGCTGACGTGAGCCGTGCGTGGACGACAGGCCGATATCGCCGTAGATCGCGGCGATCTGGCTGTTGCCCGTGCTGCGCGGCATGACGTGCGAAATCTCGACCGGCGTGCCGAACACCTGCAGGCCCGGCCGCCCCTCGATCTCGGACCGCGTGACGCCGCCGGCGTCGGTGATGATCTTGGCCAGGCGCTGCCAGTAGAACTCGTTGGAGCACACCAGCACGCCCTGACCAGGGCGGACGTGGCGAGCCTGGCCGATCGCTTTGAGGACGTCGTCCTTGCCGATGCCGGCCCAGCCGGTCCCCGCGTTGCCACTGCCCAGCACGAGACCGCCGCCGTCGTTGACGCCGTTGATCTCCTTGAGCAGGAACGTGATGCCCGTCTCGTTGTCGTAGGTGTCGGTGCCGTCGCCGATCAGCCCGTTTTCTTCCAGCATGATCGAGAAGCCCAGGCTGATCTCCTGCAGGAGGAGTTCGGCCACCGAAACCAGCGCGTCGGCTTCGAGCTGCTTGGGGTAGCTGGTGAGGATGTCGTAGTCCGCGGCGGTCAGGTTGATCGGCGCCACGGTCATGTTCTGCTTCGACACGGCCGTGCGGATCTTCGTCTTGTGGGCACGCATGCCACTCACGCGACGCGTGAAGCTCGCTTCGGGCGCCGTCATCGGCATCATGAACGCGTTGCGAGCCCAGACGCTGGAATCCTCCACCAGCCGCTCGATCCGCGTGGTGTGCTCGTGCGGGATCAACGCCTGATCGCCGGTGATGTCCTTGCCGTGGACGCCCATGAACGCCTTGTGGTCGGTGTTGAGGATGTCCAGGCTGCGCTTGCGCATCGAGTCGTCGCCGGTGCGAGCCATCACGCACAGCGCGAACGTGCGAGCCTGCTCTTCGGACCCGAACCCGCCGCGGTAGTTGCCGTTGAGGTCGTAGGCCCGGCGAGCGGCGGCGGCGAGCTTCTGATCGATGTCCGCCAGCGAGGTCTTGTACTGCTGCTCGAGCTGCTTCACGGCGTCCTCGGCCTGCTTGAGCCGGCCGTTGTCCGCGCCCCACGCCTTGATCTCGGTCAGCGTGGCCTGAATCTGTTTGATGTCGCCGGCGAGAATCTTCTCCGCCGCCTTCTCGATCAGTGCCTTCAGTTGAGCTTCGTCCATGGATGCGTCCTTGCAATGAATGGTGAATCTGTTGGCCGGCGATCAAACCTCGCCGGCAAGGTTCCGGAGCGACCGCTCCAGTTCCGTGTCGCCCGATTCATCGCCGGCGCCGGGCGACGTGCCGCCGTCGATCATGTCGTCTTCGTCATCCAGGCCGAAGCTGAGGTAGTCCAGCCCCCGCGTGGGCGCGACATGATCGCCCGACGCCTGGTGAGAGCTGGCCACCGATCCGGCCTGCCTGGTCTTGAGGAACGATGACAGCTTGGCTTCCATGTGGGGCCAGAGACGAGCCGCGAAAGCAGCAGCGTCCGCATCGTCCAGCGGGCCCGACGCCGCGCGGCGCATCGCCGCCCGGTTCGCCGGGATCATCGTCGCGGAGATTTCCAGCAACTCGACCTTCGTGAAGACGCGCACGCGCTGGGCGCGTCCGTCGATCGTCATCTCCCGCATCTCGTGGGCGAGCGTCAGGAAGCCCACGCTCACCGCCCGCAGCGAGCCCTTGCGGTAGAGGTTCCAGTAGCGCACCGCCAGCGGGTCTTCGTCATCGAACTGGGCGATCCCTTCCAGCGTCGTCGGCGTGGTCCAGACCTTGACCCAGTGCCCCAGCGCCGTGGGCTCGCCGGCCGGGCCGATGTACGTGTGGCTCGCCGGGAAGACCGGGTTGAGCATGAAGGCCGGGATGCTCTCGCGGTAGGCGTCGGGCTCCACGATTTCGCCGTAGCGATCGACATCGCCCGTGCTGCAGACAAAGTGAATCTGCCGGGCGGCTTCATCGATCGTCTTGACGGTCATCCGGGCATGGCCCAGCGCCCGCGTCTGCGGCGCCGTGTCGCGCTGGCTGGGGTCAAGTTCAAAGAGCTGGCTTCGTGTCATGGCTGGGAGTCCTTTCCCGTGCTGCGTGGTCCGTCTACTTCGGCGGCTCTTCGCTGCCGGCAGGCTTGGCGTCGCGTGCGGCGAGCTGCTCGTAAGTCAGGAAGCCCCGACTCCGGTAGCGGTCGATCACGCTCTTGATGCTGTCGCCGGGGAAACGCCCCAGCGTGGTGCAGGCGCAGTTGATGTCGTCTTCGGCCTCGCCCGTGCCGCGAGGATGCTGGCAGCGGTTGCCCGTCTGAGCCAGGGTGAATTCCTGGTCGTTGGGCAGCGGCGCCTGCATGGTCTGGAACTCGGTTTCCATGTGGCCCGGCCGGCCGGTTTCCTTGCGACTCCAGAGCCAGCTTTTCATCGGCACGCCCGCTTGGCGTCGCCCCTCGTGCCTCGCCTCTTCGACAGCGGCGCCAATCTCGGTGCGGGCGATCACCCTCGCCCGGTTGCTGGCGAAGTTGAACGTGTCCTTCACGCGATCGGTGAGCTGAGCCATCGACTCGCCGGCCTGCATCCCGTCCGCCAGGGTCTTCGCGATCTGCCGGCGGAGCGTGACGTTGGTTTCGGTGATCTTCACTTCGCGCTCGCGCAGCTTGGCCAGCGTGCCGGGATCGCTGATGTTGAACGGATCGGACTTGCCGCCCCGCGCTTCGGCCGCTTCCTGCATGGCCTGTTCGCCGCCCAGGCGGTAGCTCTCGCGGAACAGCGGGCGGACCTTTGCGACCAGCAGGCCATTGGCTTCCTGCAGGTCAAAGAGAATGGTGGCGATGATGTCGCGGCGGCGCTCGGGCTCGATCGACCGAAGCCCCTCTGCCGGCAGCTTGGCCAGCCGATCCAGCACGCCCTGCCGCAGCTCGTAGAAGTGAGCCCGGACCTTGGATCGGCAGCTCCGCTCCAGGCCGGCCCAGCTCGTGCGCCACGCGCCCCAAATCCGAGCCAGCGATTCATCGGACGGTTGGCGGACTTCAACGCCGGCCCGCTGGCGGCGATCTGCGGGCTTGGCGCCCTTGCCCGCCTGTCGGCCCGTCCCGCCGCCGCGCTGGCCTTCCTGATCGCCGGGCGCCGGGTCTGCGGGCTCGCCGCCCGTGGGATCGTCAGACCAGGGCATCGAGTCTTCACGTACGTCCACCAGCCCCATCGGCTTGAACCAGGTGTCGCCCCACTCAGGCTCATCGAAGGGCAGATCGAACGCGCGGATCACACCGTTCAGAGGCACCCCAAGCGAAACCCACTGAGCCGCCTGCTTGGCCAGTTCCAACGTCGCCCGCTGAACGACCGATATGCTGGAGGCATCAAACCAGAAGTAATACTGGTAACCATGCACCCCAGCTTTGGCCTTGCATTCATATCGATGCCGCTGTACCCGCTCACGCCTGGCCATCTCGCGACGCGCGGCGTCGCGAAGCGACAGGGAGGCGTCGCCAGCGAACGCTGGCAGAATCGCCAACATCAACTCCGCGGCAATCCATTCAGCGCGAGGCAGGTGCGTGCTCGTCCACGCAATTTCGTCAGCCTTTTCGGTCGACAGACCGCTGCCCATTGCCTCGCGACCGGTGTAGCCCGCAGCCTGCGAACTCATTCCGAATGCAACGCAGATGTCTTCGCGGCTGTAGTACTTGAGCTCAGTGAACTCCATCTCGGCAAACGTGCTGAACAGCTTCTCGACCGTGAGTCCGCCTTCGAGGAGCATCCAGCGATGACGGTTCGACGGTCCACTGAACCGATCTTCCAGCGTGGATTCGAGCTCGTCGCGTTGCGGCTCGGTCAGGTTTCGCTCGGTCTTGAGCCCTAATCCTCCGCCAGCGCCATGACGCAACGACTGATCGTTGGCGACGTCGGCCTGATAGTGCTGAGAGATCGCGAGGCCTGCTGCGTGCCGCGGGCTCAACGCGTGCTCCAGGTCGCCAGTGCCGTAGTCGGGATCGGTGATGACATGCACCTGCTCGATCGTCAACTCTTGCGCGGCGCCGACGCGCCCGATCGGAGCGTAGGTGTAGCCAATGACGCCGTTGACGCCACGCTGCTCAGCGATCTCCAACGGCGAGACCGGCCGCCAGCCGATGATGCGTCCGCCCGCGATCTGCTTGACAATGTAGACCTTGCCAAACAAATCAAGAAACGCAGAGATCGCCATGACCGCCAGCCGAAGCGTGAGACCGGCAGCAGGACGTTCAAGCAGCTCCACCAGCGGCCCGTTTTCGACGACCTGATCATCAGCGGTGGACACGCGAAGCGGCATCATGGCCAGAGTCTGCGCCTTGCGCTTCACGCAGGCATAGACTGCCACGACCTTGCTGTAGGGAGTGTCGACAACCTGCGTCGGAGACTTCGACGCAAACCACTTCGCCAACTCGGCGAGCGACATGGCGTCGGCCGATCGCCGCACGGGGCGAATCGGGTTGCGATGCGTGGCACGTGGCGTTCGGTATCTCACTGCCAACGCCTCCAGTTGGGACCGCCAAGACTTCGCGCCGTCGGCGTAGCGACGAGCTCGTCGTGGCCGGCCATAATCGCCAGGGCCCCGCTGTAGGCGATGTCGCAGTGCGAGTCGGGCATCAGCGGGTTCTCAGACTCGATCAGCTTCAAGCTGCCCTTGCCGTTTTCGTCTGTGGCGCCATCGGCGTCGGACTGCTTCTGCACCGCGTAGAGGTCGGCGGCGATGAACTTGTACGCGCTGCTCAAGGGCGGGATCGTCTGGGCGCCGTCGCGAAACGCCGTCGCCAGGCCGCTGCCTAGATCGCTCTTGCGCTTGCCCCCGAAGTTCACTGGGGTCCAGCGGTCCGGGTACTCGGTCTCCAGCGTCTCGTTGCTGTCCATGCCCAGGCCCGTCGAGTCACCGCATCCGACGCTGGTGGGCTTGCCGCGCATCGCCTCGCGGATGATCTCTCGCTGCAGGGCGAAGCTGCAGTCGTGCATCACGATCAGGTAGCGCAGGTGTTTGACCTCGGGTCGGCCGTCGTTGATCCACAGCGACGACAGGTGCCCGCGGCGAGCGACGTCCCATCCCAGTTCCGGCCGGCCTGCAATTTCGCCCAGCCCGCGGAAGAAGTTCGGCGTCCATCCCGCCTCGCGCTCGACCCGCAGGTAGTCGAACGGCCGACCTTGGCCAGCGGCGCCCGCGGCTTCGAGCTGAGCCCAGCGCAGCAGCGATTCGAGCGCGCCCATGAACTTGCACTCGTACTCGCGCTGCCAGCCGATCTCGTCGCCGTAGAGGGTCTTGAACGCATCGATCGTGCAGGGCTCGCCATTCTGGTCGCGCAACACGAACCCCTCGGCGACGCTCTGGTGGATGTCGCAGAAGTGCACGCTGTAGAGCTTGGGGTCGCTCACCAGCTCGTAGAACTTGGAGTCCTTGCCTCGCGGCGTGCTGATCGCGATGACGCGAAAGCCGCGCGTCGCCAGCGGGAACACCACGCGCCAGTGATCGTAGCCGCCGCGAGGGAACAGGCCGAACTCCGTGAAGATCACGTTGCCAGTCAAGCCCGCGATGGTGTCGGGGTTGCGACCGGGCAGGCTGACCACGCGCCCGCCGTTGGGCAGGACCAGCTCGCGGGCCTTGTGCACGAACGTGTAGTTGAGGTCGGCGTCGAACTCTTCGTACGGCTCGTTGTCGAGCTCTTCGATCTTGAGCTCGTAGTACTTCGCCCAGGCCTTGCACTTCTCGAAAGTCGAATCAGCCTGGCGTTGCGTGAGCGACACGATGTACCAGGCCTCGCCTCGCTCCATCGCTTCGAGCGTGGCCTTGCCCGCGGTCGTGAAGTCCTTGCCCTTCTGGCGGTGCCAGCAGACAACCTGCACGCGAGCCTGGTCAGCGAAGAATCGACGTTGCGCGGGATCAAGCGTCACGCTGGGCCTAGCGGATCGGCGGGTGCGGGTCGCGCTCATGACGGCACCTCCGCCGGCGACAGGCCGAGCAACTGTTCTCGGATCGTGGTGAAGATGCGAGGGTCAATCGACTTGCCGCGCTGAGCCTGCTTTTCGAGCCGATCGATCTGCTTTTGAAGGGCCTTCACCTGAGCGGGCAAGCCCTGAATCTTCTGGTGCAACTGCTGGCGCTCGAGCTGGGCCTTGACCAGGTCGCTCTGCAGCTTGAGCCGGGCTCGCTCGCTGGCGGCGACCTTGACCAGCAGCTCCTCTCGCTTCAGCTCGACCTTGCTGTGAGCGTCAAGCGCCACGATCAGGTTCATGACCTCCTTTGGATCGAGATCTTCGAGGTTGTCCGTCTCGACCAGCTTCGCGGTGACGAGCTCAATCAAGCGGGCGTTGGCGACCTTGTGCATCGCCCCCACGTTGCCGGCGGTGGCCTGGTCCACGCTGAGCCGAGCAATGCGCCGCGCGTGCTCGCCGCGGACCTGCTGATACAGCCGGCGGAAGTGATCGGCGAAGCGATAGACGGCGTTGTCGTCAATGCCGCCGAGCTCGTTGTTGAGCCACTCCCACGCCTGACGCACGGAGATCTGGCGATCTGTCAGCCGAAGGCCCAAATCCTCGAGCGTCTTCTGGTCGAGCTTGAGCAGCTGCGACCGCAGGCCCGCAGTGTCGAAGCGAGCGACCGCCTCGCGCACCAGTTCGATGCGAGGCGGCATGGCGAGTTGGGAGGGCGTTTCGGCCATGGTCACTCGTTCTGCAGTTCGCTCAGACGCTTGCGGAGCTCGATGCCTTGGCGGTGCACTTCGACAAACCGCTGAGCGTGGCGAACGATTTCGTCGGCGTTCAGGTCGAGCCGTGAGCCAATCGGGAACGATGCATCCTGGAGCGAGCCCAGGATGCCCTTGAGGTCGATTTCAATGGCTTCGAGTTGCTCCTGCAGCTCGACCATCAGGCCCTTGCGCTTGAGGCGGTCGCTCATGGCGTGACTCCGAAAAGCTTGGCGGCGACGACCTTGAACACGAGCGGTCCGCCCCAGTTCAGGGCCATGAACACCACGCTGAAGATCGCGGCGTACTTGCCCAGCGTGGTGCGGATTTCGCCAAGCTCTTTGCCCTGCTGCTCGATCTTGCCGGCATGGCCATCGAGCCTCGCATCGAGCTTTGCAGCGCGGGCCTCAATGTCCTCGGCCGGCAACAGCCGCTTGGGCAACTTCGCACGCAAGACCTCGGCAGCAGTTTCGAGCGAGTGGAGCCGATCGTCGTGGCCGTCCAGCGCTTTCTGGACGCGATCGTTGATCGACTCCTGATTGGCGACGTGGCGGCGCGTGACCGTGACGTACTCACGCAAGTCGATTGCCTGGGCGTGGATCGTCACCACCAGCTTGTCGATCTGGCCGTTGACGGTGGCGACCAGAGCGTCGAGGCGTTGGTGCAGGGATTTGTCGTGTTCCGTCACGTGCGTTGCTCCGGGGGCCGGGGTCCGAGTGGGCAAGGCCGCCGACCCGCGTTGGCGGGCCGGCGGAAGGTGAATCAAAGCGATTAGGTTCCGGGCGCGAGGTTGACCGACGAGCCGGCGCCCGGAGTGAGATTCACGGGGATGTCGAGGGTCGGCGAAATGGTCGGAGTGTTCGTCGGGGTCGCGGTCGTTTCGGATTGACTGGTGGCACCAGTCTGAGCGCCCTCTTTCTCGCTCTGGCCCGAGGTGTTCACGCTGACGGTCTGGGTCGCCACGGTGCTGATGCCTGCCCGCATTTCGACCTGGCGGCCGTCCGGCAGGATGGCCTTGAGCACCGCCTCTTTGCCTTCGTACCAGCCATCCGCGTTGGCAATGACCTGGGCGCCGTCGCTGGGCAGCGTGCCCGCGGGGTAGACGTTCGTGGTCTGTACGATCGCGATGTTGGCCGCCTGCTCATCGATCTGGCGTTGCGAGCTGGGCAACCGCTGCTCGGTGCGTTGAGGCGTTTGGTTGCAGCCGCCCAGGGTGAGCAGGCCGATCGCAGCGATCGCGGCGATCACGCCCAGGCGATCGTACGTGCCCGTGAGCGAGCCGCGAGCAGGGTCGTCCTTCGCCCCGGCCTCCTCGCTGCTCACGTTGTTCTGCCGTGCCTTGGCGGCGCCGACAGCGACCAGGACGACGGCCACCACGCTGCCCCAGTCGGGCGACGTCTTGGGGTCGTCATCGAGTTCGGCCATGCCCAGGTTGCACAGGCACGCGATCACGCCCAACAGGGCGTAGACCAGGGGTTGACGCTTTCCGACCAGTTGACGCAGATTCATCGGTTTTCTCCGTGAAAATTGCACATGTTCGCATTGGGGCCGAGGGTCGGCTCGGCCCCACGACCGACGTACCTCGCGACGGATGCGCGTGCCGACCCACGCTGACCGTCGCTGCCACTAGAACCGGTAGTGTTGACGGGAAAATGGAGCCGGGGACAGGCGGCGTGATCATGGCCGCTTTCGGCGACGGCGTGGGCGATCAACCCGTGCGTCCTCGCGACCGGCTCCCGCCTCGATGGGTTTGACGAAGGAAATGGGCCGGTCAGCCTGCAGGACTGCCGGCCCTTCGCGAGGGGAACAGCGCGTGCGGTGGAAGCAATTGCGGGGGCCGGAATCGAACCGGCGACCTCCTGGTTATGAGCCAGACGAGCTGCCTGCTGCTCTACCCCGCAGTGGTGATGTGGCGTTGTGCCGAGCATCCGTACCCGTCTTCTGGCCGTCCTGGCCAGAAACGCAAAAAGGCCGTTCCCACCTGCAGAGCCCCTGCAAGCGGACACGGCCCATCGCTGGGTCGAGTCGTCGGCTTAACGTCCACGCGGGTTCACGCCGTTATCCGTCGGCGTTTTGATGTCACATGCAATCTACCTCGGCTCTCGATCGCACGCAAGGTCACTTTTTTTCAGCGAGCCATCGACGGTGGAGATCAGTCCGAAGCTGTTGCACGCTGGCGATGACGCCGAAGACGGCGCCGAGCAGTGCGGTGGCCACGCCAGACAGTCCGCCTGCGCCGACCATTGCCGCGATGCCCATTGCTCCAAAAATCCACGCGAGGACCCAGAAAAACACGGCAATTCCGCCGCTGGATCGTGACGAGTGCGAGGCGGCCGCGCTTCCCCGCGGCGGCCGCTGACCATCAGCGCATTCAGGACAAAGCAGCTTGCCATTGGGCAGCCGGCGAAGTCCCGTGAAGAGCCGTTCGCAGCTTTCACATTTGACCATCACCTCAGTCATACATTCCTCCGCCTATCTGACAACGCGATGCCATCCCAAGACGTTCGAGAATCTTGCCCGTTAGGTGTCTGATAGGTACTATTGCCTTTGTCTTTTACGGGGAAAACCATGAAAGTGCCTGTCGGTCCGTTTGTCTACGATGTGCAACTTGTCGATGGCATCACGCTCAACAATCGGCAGTGCTACGGGCTGACTCAGCCCACTGCTCAGGTGATTAAGATCGACCGAAATCTCCGGCCAGACCGCAGAATTTCCGTGCTCTGGCACGAGCTGCTGGAAGCGTGGAAGGCTGAGCTCGACGTGCATCAGACCGACGAAATGGACACCGAAGCAATTGCCAACCTGGTGGGGCTGGCCATGGCGGCGATGTCGCCTCGCATGGTCGCCAAGCTCCACGCGTACATGACGACAGGTATTGAGGCCGACGACGTGTTGATTACCCCGGCTTTTCAGCAGCCAATCCCCATTCTCAGGTTCTCGGCCCGCGGTTCGGACGGTCCTTTAGCCTGAGCTTTGCGGCGTCGCGCAGCAGCTGATCAATCTCGCCGATCCGCTCGGCATCTTCAATCCGGCGCAGATACTCAACCTGCTTGGATTCGGGCTGTTCGAAAAACATGAGCATCGCGGCTTCGGTGCAGTCGGCTATGCCCGCGCGCAGTTCCTTGGCGGTCGATTTCGCTTGCGCGATGAACTCAGGCCGAAACGCCCATCCGACTTTTCTTTTTTCTTCATCAGCCACAAGCTGCATTAGATCAACCTTTTAGCTCCAATCAACCGAGATTGAACCTAGATTTTCTCTAGAAATCTGGTTGCACGTGCCGAAGAGGTTGGTACATTGAATCTAGATCAGATGAAGATTCGAGAGTCCAACCCGAAGCGCGTGTATGTGACGGCGACCGACGCCCGCACCAAGCGGAGCAAGTGCCTCACCGTCGAGGGGCTCACCCCCACGCAATTGCTGCGATTGCTGCGAGACGCAATCCGGCAGAAGGACCAGGCAGCCTAGTTATCCGACCGCCGCCGGGCGTTCCGGCGTCGGTGTCCACGCGGGCCTGCAGAGCCCCAAGAGCGAGACCTGACTCGCCTGCAGGCCCAGACAACAACGAGGGCTTCCCCCGGAAGCACGGTTAAAGCCCTCTGATGATCCCCCGGAAGGGCCGCTGGCGCAGGACAGTTCCCCTGATCTGCCCAGCGGTCTTGAAAACGACGAGAGATTGAGATGCCGCGACGCCCTGTCAATCCTTCGACCGCGAGCCCGGCATCCGCGTCTCTCCCTCCTCGCCAGGCGGTGCGCATGCCGCCTGGCGTTTTGTTTTCACCCGCGGCGGTGGGGCCGCGTTGATCGAGTTCGAAGCGTATCGCAGCCACGGTCGGCTGTGAGCAGGGAGAAGGGCAAGGGAGCCCGTTCGATGAACGCCGAAGTCGGGGAAACACCTGTGCTCAA